AAACATCGATTGGCAGAGGCGCATCAGTGCCCGACTCTATTGGTGAAATCTAACGTGGTTTTAATCAAGATTGTGGCTGATAAATTGACCAATCGCGTGTAATATATCGTCATCGTAAAGTATTTAAATAAGAACTCTTTATACTAGCATATAATTATGTGGGCATCGCCTGTAATATATTATACTTCAAATGAAAAGAGGATATACGATTGTTATGAAATACACGAAAAAACTGGAGAAATACGAAATAACCAAACCAACCGATATATTTCATCAAACGATGGTAAAAATACGATTAGGGTGACTCTATTCAGAGACCGTAATAAGGGAGAGAAAGTATCTGTTGCAAGAGCCATTTTATCAACATTTGTTGGTGAACCTCCGACAAGACATCATACCGCAGATCATATAAATACAAATTATCAAGACAATAGACTCGAAAATCTAAGATGGGCTACAAAAAGTGAACAATCATATAACCAAACTAGAACCGGGGATAGAGACTATAAAAGAATACCAATTATAGTAACAATAGACAACATCGAGAAGGAATACCAAAGTATTTCGGAGGCTTCTAGAGATCTTGGAATATCCGGAGGTACAGTACATAACATACTAAATGAAGCTTTTGATAGCTCGCGCAAATTCAAAAATATATCGATAAAATACAAGGAAATAACACAAGATCTAGAAGATGAAATTTGGTTAGAGTTAGAAGAAAAACCAAATGTGTATATTTCACAATATGGGCGTGTTAAAATCGTGCGGTCACGTATAACTATAATACGAAGTTCCGCAGATATCGCAAGAGAACGTAGTAATAACTACCCCAATGTTTCTATTTCGGGGAAACAACACTATGTTCATCGATTAGTGGCCAAGTATTTTCTACCAATCGCTGACTGTGTGTACAACACGGACCTTGTCATAGATCATTTAGATTGCGATAAGAATAATTCACGTGCTTCAAATTTACAATGGGTTTCTCGTTCTGAAAATACACGGAGACATTGGGCCACTGTTAAATAACTTAAAAAAAATAAAATGATACACATAAGTAAATCTCATCATGCCTAAATTTCTGGGATGAAAAGTTATATGCCATGGAAATTCGAGCTCTTTCCATGGATACTTCATTTGAACTCTCGAACGTGAAAACGTATAGTCTATAGCTAGTAATTCGAAAGAATTGCGAGACTGCTTGTTGCGGGAAACCCCTTAGAGCCCAAGGTACCAAGGGATGTTGGGAAACCACATCCTGGCCGAGAATAGAACTCGGGTATGGTAATAATCCTTGGGATTGGGCAATCCGCATGGTAACTTCCTAACGGCGCTATGTCAAGCCTACGGAAGGCCGTCAGAGACTGAACGGCAGTCGGCATCCTATAATGAGTGTAGACAAACTCTAGGGTGCTTAAGATACAGTCCGCCCCACTGAGAAATCTTTGGGAATAGGCGGGAGCCATTGCGCAGCTCGTAAGTTACGGTGCTCAGGATGTATATCTCACCGGAAATCCCCAGATCACGTTTTTTAAGTCCGTGTACAGGAGATACACGAACTTTGCGCTCGAGAGCATTCAGCAGCAATTCGACGGGATCGAGGACTTCGGCAAATTCCCGACGGTCACGATTTCTCGTAATGGTGATCTTTGCGGCCCCGTGTGGATTGAGGTCACTCTGCCGAGCCTTCAAGGGTACAACATCACCCCTACCCCACCAATTTCCCTGGGGTCTACGACGCTCACCAACACTACCAACGTGGCTGCACTGAGTAACGTATTCACGGATGCCTCCGGTAACTACTGGCAGTCCAACAATGCCGGTGTGTATTCCAACCTTATTGCGGCATATAGCAATGTGGATGGATCTTATTACACTTCTAGTGCCAACGTTTCTGACATTGGGAATACGTCTAAGTATGTCGCCAACATTATCACATGGCCCTACATGAACTTTGTCGGGAACGGATTAGTGAGTAATGCTATTTCCAACGTGAGCATCCCAACTTCTAACTTGCGCTATGTCAATGGAGTGGGTCTGGCACTGTTTAACTCTATCGAGCTCCAGCTTGGTGGTCAGCGGATAGACAAGCACTACTCCAACTGGTGGGACGTGTGGACTGAGCTGACGGAAACCTCTGAGAAATTAGCGGGATACAACAAGATGGTCGGGCGTTACGATCCTACATATTACAAGAACAACTGGGACCTCAGCATGGCTGCCGGAGGAACCTACTACGTCCCGATGAAATTCTGTTACAACAGGAACCCTGGGCTGTATATGCCTCTGGTCGCCCTTCCATATCACGAACTGAAAATGAACTTTGACATCAACACGTATTTGAATTGTGTGAAGTGCAATTACCCCATCACCAGTCTGACTTCTCAGAACGGCGCGACACCCCTCGCGATAACCAACATGAAGCTATACTGCGACTACGTGTTCCTAGATGCGCCCGAACGCATTAGGATGTCAGAGATCCAACACGAGTACCTGGTGACTCAGTTGCAGTGGCAGGGGTCTGAGCCCGTTACTTCCCCGACCGCCCCATCTGGTTCTCAGAACCGTAAATTTACTCTAAACTTCAACCACCCCGTAAGGGAACTTGTTTTCGTTTACCAAGCTGCCAGCACGTATGACTCCGACCCCGTTGACGGTAATAACATTTTCGACTACGAGATTCCTCTACCCGTCGGCAATGGAACTGAGGTGTTCGAAGAGGTAAAACTCATTATCAACGGTAGTGATCGCTTCTCTGCACGCCCAGGTGCCTATTTCCGTCTAGTGCAACCCTACGAACATCACGTTCGCGTGCCAAGCAAGTCAATATATGTATACTCGTTTGCGTTGGAAGACGCCGACTCCAAGCAGCCTAACGGGTCTGCCAACTTCACTCGGTACGATTCGGCGCAACTACAGGTCGTGTTGAATGCCAGCTTGCCAAGTGGACGCGTTCAGATTTACGCCCCCAATTTCAACGTTCTTCGCATAGCGAGTGGTATGGGGGGTCTTGCTTTCGCCAGCTAAACACTTTTCCAGGTGCGATCATAAGCAGACTAGATTTGACGATATGATCTGTTTAGCTTTCGCTTCATAATCATAACAAAGCATTGTTCGTTAATTAGTTTGTCGATACGAAAACATCTCCATATCGACAAATATGTAAGACAAAATTAAGATTTTACTTGGCGATCAACGTGGCTGTAAACCCAGTATCTAATCCGCCGATGATAGTCTGAGTATTGCCCATAGTCTGAGCGATGGAAACTGTGATGGAATCGGTGTTGGATAACTGCACGATGTAAGACCCTGATGTGATGTAGTTATGCGACGCGCCTGATGAGTATATTTGCGTCAGAGTCTTGTGTCTAGATCCATTTTTGAGCAAATGAACCTGCATTTCACCAGATCCCGCGGTAGGTCCCCATGCACATGACCCATTTACCTGATAATATCCAGCAACCCCTGGCGTGTATGCTCTAGTAGCCAAGCTGAACCCGCCGCTAGTGTCATACACGACGTTAGAGTATAATGGAGTCGTGTTACCAGTGGTGCTTATCGTCTGAGTTGCCAAGTTTCCAAAGTACACCGAAAACGCCGGACCGTTGGGAATGCCCGTCAGCAACGCTCCGTTACCACGGAAGTAATTTGCCGACACGTTCCCGGTGACGTTTACTTGCCCAGATACGATGACGTTTCCAGGGGCCGTCACGTTACCTATGATGTCGATGTTTCCCGTGGACGGCAGACCGGTATTCCACCCACTACCAAGCTGGACGATGTTCAAGAACGTTCCTACGTCGGACCGTATTTGTTCGCCAGAACCTGCTGTCATACCCACTGCAGTTCTCAGACGATAATCCGTGGTCGTCGAAGGAGTTACTATGATATCAAGAACAGGAGCGGGAGTATTGGAAGATGTGAGAGACGGTGGCAACGTTTCCGACGATGGGCCAATTTGAACACCAGTGGTGCTGTTGACTAGTCTAAATGCGTAGAAGTAGTTGGACGCCGCTTGCCATCCTAATTGCGCAGTAATGCGGTATGTGACTCCGCCCTCCAGAGTAAACACCCCCGTGGTAGAGTTATACGTGATACCGTCACTCTCGCGAACCGAATTCATAATGACGTTGATGTTGGACCAGTTTCCAGACGAGATGGTTTGATTTGTAGCCCGCACTGCCGCCAAGTATCTAGCAGGAGGAGCAATGCCTTCTAGGAACGCGCCGTTTCCGACGAAATATTCGGCCGACACATTCCCGGTAGCGATAACGTTGCCCAGAATATCCGCAGAAATTGTGGTCGGAAGTGTAGTCGAAACGCCTTCCAAAAGTGCACCATTACCGAGGAAATACTCTGCAGATACGTTTCCGGTGGCGGTGACATTGCCGAGAACATCCGCAGTGACGGTGGTCGGGAGCGTAGCAGTTACACCGGTCAGCAGCGCGCCGTTACCCAGGAAGTATGAAGCTGTCGCATTGCCACTTAGAGAGAGATTCGTCGTGACACGGTTGTTTAAGTATTCCAATGCTTCAGACAGCGAGTTTCCTCCCGGAACTGTTCCAACATTTGCAGACAATTCTATGTAGTCGTCGGAGTAATCGCCATAAGCCGCTAAAACATCATTAGTGCGTCCGAATACAGTATTCACCGGGAAATTTGCGCCTTCGAAATTCAACCAATTTAGGTCGACATTGGATGGTGATGCGGTTAGCAGATACGAGTTTCCGTCATCCGATTGTCTGACGAGAGAACCTATGGGTAGATCACCCCCGCCTAGAGCAAGACGAGCTGCCGTATCTGCGACATAACCCTGTGGTACAGTGAGATATCCGTCGAGATATTGTTGCTGTATATAACCTGTAGAGTCTAACGTTGCGACACCTGACATGTTCGCACCGTTACCTACGATGTAAGCAGCCTCCACGTTTCCAGTGGCGGTGACATTACCAAAGACGTCGGCGGTGATCTCAGACGGGATAGTGGAAGGGACATCGGTCAGCAATGCGCCATTGCCGATGAAATACTCGGCAGACACGTTACCGGTAGCAGTGACATCGGTCAATAATGCGATATTCGCGATGACATAATCCGCAGACACGTTACCGGTAGCAGTGACGTCGGTCAATAATGCGATATTCGCGATGACATAATCCGCAGACACGTTACCAGTGGCAGTAACGTCGGCCAACAATGCACTGTTGCCAAGGAAGTACTCAGCAGACACGTTACCAGTGGCAGTGACATCGGTCAATAATGCGATATTTCCGATGATATAATCCGCAGACACATTCCCGGTGGCAGTGACGTTACCGAGGACATCGGCGGTAATCTCCGAGGGAAGAACATATGTTTCGATGCCGCTCAACAGGGCACCGTTACCTAGGAAATACTCCGCAGACACGTTCCCGGTGGCAGTGACGTTACCGAGGACATCCGCGGTAATCTCGGAGGGCAGTACGTATTGTTCGATGCCTGTCAGTAGGGCACCGTTACCTAGGAAATACTCCGCGGACACGTTACCAGTGGCAGTGACGTTACCGAGGACATCGGCGGTGATCTCAGAAGGCAGCACGTATTGTTCGATGCCTGTCAGTAGGGCACCGTTACCTAGGAAATACTCCGCGGACACGTTACCAGTGGCAGTGACGTTACCGAGGACATCGGCGGTGATCTCAGAAGGCAGCACGTATTGCTCGATGCCGGTCAACAAAGCACCGTTACCTAGGAAATACTCCGCGGACACGTTACCAGTGGCAGTGACGTTACCGAGGACATCGGCGGTGATCTCTGAGGGCAGTACATATTGCTCGATGCCGGAAAGCAGAGCACCGTTACCGAGGAAGTACTCAGCGGACACATTACCGGTGGCGGTGACGTTACCTAGGACATCGGCGGTGATCTCTGAGGGCAGTACATATTGCTCGATGCCGGAAAGCAGAGCACCGTTACCGAGGAAGTACTCAGCGGACACATTCCCAGTGGCAGTCACGTTACCGAGAACATCGGCGGTGATTTCAGAGGGCAGCACATATTGCTCGATGCCGGAAAGCAGAGCACCGTTACCGAGGAAGTACTCGGCGGACACGTTACCGGTGGCAGTCACATTACCGAGGACATCCGCAGTGATCTCGGAGGGAAGCACATATTGCTCAATGCCGGTCAACAGAGCACCGTTACCGAGGAAGTACTCAGCGGACACATTTCCGGTGGCAGTGACGTTACCGAGGACATCGGCGGTGATCTCAGAGGGCAGGATATATTGCTCAATGCCGGAAAGCAGAGCACCGTTACCGAGGAAGTACTCGGCGGATACGTTCCCGGTGGCAGTGACGTTACCGAGGACATCGGCGGTAATCTCTGAGGGCAGCACATATTGTTCGATGCCGGACAACAGGGCGCCATTACCTAAGAAATACTCGGCGGATACATTTCCGGATGCAGTCACGTTACCAGTGATATCCACTGCCAAGGACGTGATATCTCCATTTCCTACTATGCTGGTGCCTCCGATGGTATTTACATCCACCCCAGAGAGTAACAGAACGTTTCCAGTGCGGCCAAATACACTCATAACCGGGAAGTTTGCCCCGGTGAATTCCAACCAGTTTGCATCTACACTAGCGGGCGTGTCCAGCAGTAGATATTCTTGATCGATATCAGTCTGTTTCACGATAGTACCAACCTGGGCAGGTAGAGCCAGACGAACCTCTACGTTCGCAACATTGCCCATGGGCTTCAATGTATAACCATCGAGAACCAAGTTGAACCCGTTACCAATGAAGTAATCAGCAGTCACGTTCCCGGTGGCGGTGACGTTACCAAGGACATCCGCTGCGATTTGAGATGGCAGAACGTATTGTTCGATGCCAGTCAACAACGCACCGTTACCTAGGAAATACTCAGAGGACACATTACCGGTGGCAGTGACGTTACCGAGGACATCAGCGGCGATTTCGGAGGGCAGAACGTATTGTTCAATACCGCTCAGTAGGGCACCATTACCAAGGAAATACTCTGCGGATACATTTCCAGTTGCGGTGACGTTACCGAGGACATCGGCGGTGATCTCAGAGGGAAGAACGTATTGCTCAATGCCGGAAAGCAGAGCGCCATTACCGAGGAAATATTCAGCGGACACGTTACCGGTTGCGGTGACGTTACCGAGGACATCGGCGGTGATCTCAGAGGGCAGCACATATTGCTCGATTCCCGTCAACAGAGCGCCATTACCGAGGAAATACTCAGCGGACACATTGCCCGTGGCAGTGACGTTACCGAGGACATCGGCGGTGATCTCAGAGGGCAGCACATATTGTTCGATTCCCGTAATGTACGCACCATTGCCGAAGAAGAACTCGTTAGAAGTGATGTTTCCGGACACCACCTGACCGGAGTTCACATTTCCTATGTATGCCTCCGCTGTGATTAGTTTTCCTGTGATAACGTTGCCGTCTACATTCACATTGTTTGAAACATCTACGTTTCCAGATACGAGAATATTGGTGATTTCTAAATTTCCAGAAATATCAGTCAATACACCGGTCAACAGAGCACCATTACCGAGGAAATACTCAGCGGACACGTTACCGGTTGCGGTGACGTTACCGAGGACATCGGCGGTGATCTCAGAGGGCAGCACATATTGCTCGATTCCCGTCAACAGAGCGCCATTACCGAGGAAATACTCGGCGGATACATTTCCAGTAGCCGTCACGTTACCGAGGACATCTGCAGTTATCTCGGATGGCAGCACGTATTGTTCGATGCCGGTCAACAGAGCACCATTACCGAGGAAATACTCAGCGGACACGTTTCCTGTGGCGGTGACGTTACCGAGGACATCTGCGGTGATTTCAGATGGCAACACGTATTGTTCGATGCCGGAAAGCAGAGCACCGTTACCGAGGAAATACTCCGCTGATACATTTCCGGTGGCAGTGACGTTACCGAGGACATCGGCGGTGATCTCAGAGGGCAGTACATATTGCTCGATGCCGGAAAGCAGAGCACCGTTGCCGATGAAATACTCTGCTGATACATTTCCGGTGGCGGTGACATTGCCGAGGACATCGGCAGTGATTTCAGAGGGCAGCACATATTGTTCGATATCGGTCAGCAGTGCACCATTACCTAAGAAATACTCCGCGGACACGTTTCCTGTGGCGGTAACGTTACCAGTGATATCAACTGCCAAGGATGTGATGTCTCCATTTCCTACGATACTCGCACCACCTATCGTGTTCACATCTACGCCGGAGAGTAACAGAACGTTCCCGGTGCGGCCAAAAACGCTCATAACCGGGAAGTTTGCTCCGGTGAATTCCAACCAGTTTGCGTCTACGCTGGCAGGTGTATCGAGCAGCAGATATTCCTGGTCGATATCGGTTTGTTTCACGATCGTACCAACCTGTGCGGGTAACGCCAAACGAACTTCTACATTTGCAACATTGCCCATGGGCTTCAACGTATAACCATCGAGTATCAGGTTGTATCCGTTACCGATGAAGTAATCAGCAGTCACGTTTCCAGTGGCGGTGACGTTACCAAGGACATCCGCTGCGATTTGAGATGGCAGAACGTATTGTTCGATGCCGGTCAGCAAGGCGCCATTACCGAGGAAATACTCGGCAGCCACGTTTCCAGTCGCGGTGACGTTACCGAGGACATCCGCAGTGATCTCGGATGGCAACACATATTGCTCAATGCCGGACAACAGGGCACCATTACCAAGGAAATACTCTGCGGATACATTACCGGTGGCGGTGACGTTACCGAGGACATCTGCGGTGATTTCAGATGGCAACACGTATTGTTCAATACCGGTCAGCAACGCACCGTTACCGAGGAAATATTCCGCGGATACATTCCCGGTGACATTAACGTTTGCTGCGTTAACCGTGGTTACGTTTGCGTATACTCCGGATAGATTACCTATGATGTCAGTCGGCAGAGGCGTCTGGCCTACTCCTGTAATGACAGAAGTATTGCCTAACACGTATGCATTTCCATTTGACTGAATTATAACTGCTCCTTTAACTGTGACATTTCCTCTTACTTCGTTTGTAAATAACGTTGTTTTTAGAAACGTGGGGGGTAGTTGGGACATGGTGTTGTTCGCGATACTTTATCGGAATATTTTTTTCCCGTATCACGTATATTTTCGTTTGACCCGGGTGAACATATTGACACTCTAGGGTATTTAATGTTGTGTCACGTATGAAAGATATCGCAATCGCGCGAAGTTTATTTAATTCGAAAAGTCTGTGTAAAGAACTTCGAAAGAAATGTTTTTGAAAATAATTGGATATGATGACATGATATGACTAACTGGCATACGCTAATCCACCCATGCCGCTCATGATGCGCAATACGTTGTAGTTTTTGGCATAGATGTTGAGGGCGGTCAGGGAGGTGGCGGTGCTTGCGGTGATGGTCTCGCTCTGGTACAGGGCGTTGGCGAGTGCGGCGGGCTGCGCGGTGGCATCCACGGAGCAGGTCTTGTAGGTCAGGGACAGAGTGGCGTTATCAATGCGGGAGAAGTTGCAGGTGCCGGAGGGCTGGCGACCGGCGGGCTTCAGGGCGAAGGAGTACAGGTAGACGCCGGCGGGCACGTTGGTGCCGATGGTCTGGTAGGGCTGCACCTTGTTGAAGTAGGAGCCCTTGCGGGTGGAGAAACGGTCCTGGCCGTTCAGCTGCAGCTTGGCGGAGTCCAGCACGGCGAGGGCCTCGTTGAAGCTCTCGGTGTTGGCGGTGTCACCGTAGACAGGGTTGGAGTTGACGGTCAAGTTGGCCAGAGCGGTGTACTGGCCGTAGCTGGTGGCACCGGGGGCGTTGAAGTTCCACGCCAGGTACTTGGTGGGGTGGTTGAGATTCCGTATATACCCTCCCTTTCGGGATATTTTGCGACCACCGGCGCGAGGGACTAGACTATATCTTAAGCATTTTCGGGCTGTCTAGGCCGTCATTAAATACCCACTACTATTTAGTCGTTGAACCTTCCTCGTAGACTTGACATTGCGTCCTTAGAGGCTTGGCTGCGGATTGCCCATTGTTCATCCAGGAGCTTTTTACCGTACCTGAGATTGTTGCTCTCAGCCACCTCAACCTTTCGGTCAAGGTTTGGTACTCTAGACTATTTAAATCTTCTATCACAATGAAGCGATGAGCAGATATGAAGCAGTTGAAGAAGTCGTGAAGATAGATACTATTTGATTTAC